ATGTAGCACCTCCAGTACAGAATATTGTGTATTCAAGCCCTTCTGGTGGATATTCCCCACCTTCTCCTCCTAGTTCACCTCCTAGCCTAGAAGCGGATTATGAAAGGGAAAGAATGGCACAAGCCAGGGCATCCAATGTTTAGTTGGCTTTCTTGGTTTATTAGTGATTTGTTTTACTGGTTAACAGTACTTGCTTTAGTTGCGGGTATTATGGGGTTTGTAGGTTCTTACTTAGTGGGTTTCATTCCCATGTTTAAAGCTCACGCCATGATCTTGAAGTATGGTGGATTGGTTTTAATAGTGGGGTCTGTTTATTTTTTAGGAAGCAATCATGGATATCAAAAACGTGTGGCTGAAGATCAAGTCGAAATTGAAAGGCTTAATGGAGAAGCTTTGGCCAAAACTGCCGAATTAACCCAGAAAATGAACAGGGCTACTGATTTACTAAGAAAGGCTAAAAATGATATTCAATCGAAGCAGACTGAGCTTAATGCTAGGGTTGACTCTGGGAGCTTGCGCCTCCCCACCTCCTGTGGTGTTCAAGCCAATTCAGGTTCCTCCTCTGTCAACGGAGATTCAACCAATGTCTCCGACACTGAACGACAGACTATTAAAGCTCTTATCGCCCTCACAACAGAAGGAGACACCGCCATCACCTCCCTCAACTCCTGTATTACCTCCTACAACGAAGTAATGAAGACTGTGAATGAGGGTGTTAAGTGATGATTTCAGCAGAAAAACTACAAAAACTGGGCATTGGACCCCAATGGTCTGAGCCTTTAACCACAACTTTTACATCGTTTGGTATCGATGATGTCAAGAAACAAGCAGCGTTTATCGGAGAGTGCTCGCATGAGTGCAACCATTTCAAAGTCTTGGAAGAGAACCTTAATTACAGAGCAGAAACCCTTCAAAAGCTCTTTGGACACAAATTCAAGCCTGAAGAGATCGAAGTTTACGCTCATCATCCAGAGAAAATTGCCAATCGGATTTATGGAAATCGTATGGGAAACAGGGAAGAATCCTCTGGAGATGGTTGGAGATTCCACGGTAGAGGTTGTATTCAGTTAACAGGGCATGATAATTATTGGCATTTTGGTCAAACAATTAACAAAGATATGGTTAAAGAACCCCAATTAGTGGCTACACCTATGTATGCGGCTTTAAGTGCAGGGTGGTTTTGGAAAACTCACGGGTGTAATGAATTGGCTGAATCGCAGAATTGGGAGGGTTTGACAAAAAGAATCAATGGTGGCTTGTTTGGATTGGAAGAAAGAGTAAGATTAATCCATCAAGCAGTTGCCGAATTGTCTTGATACTTTGCAAGAGACTTTGGGAGGGAATAAAACCCCTCCCTTTTTTACACTGCTTTCATTACGAACTGGGGTCTGCCAGCTCGTGAGTTCCGCTTTTCACCAGTCACTTCAATCAACTTCTTGCGTTTTAGTGCTGAATATCTTGCGGTAACCGACCCGTAGGGTATGGTTTTCAAGGTTTCTAGTACATCATCAGAAATACACCCCTCTGGATGGCTTCTAATGACTTCATAGACGAGTTTTTCAAGGGTCTGGCTATCTACCCTAACCGCTGACTCTTTAGACGTTTCTGGAGCGTCTCTACGCATCAAAAACTTTGGAAGTGTGCCAAACATATGTTCTAACATTTTTAGTCCTTTAAAAATTTTCATTTACTAACCGCTCAAGACCTTTTTCTAAGTCCCCATCACCATACTCAATAAGTAACTTACGTTGAATAGGGTTTAACCCTAATATGAGTTCAACACCTTTTTTTCTTGTTGATGGTCTACCAGCGCCTTTTCTTCTGCCACCCCAGTTCTTAGGCTTGGGACCTGACATCCACCAAGGACGGCCTTTCTGTGGTATTTGGTCAACAAGGTCAGGATCAATCATTCTGATTCTCTAAAAAGTACCTCAACGTGAGGATGACCATATTTCTTTGTTGAATGTGTGTACACAATTTGAGCATCACTCCAAAAAATGACTTTTTCGCACCCATCTAGCACCGCCTTAACCACGTTATCCAGATCAGGCTTCTTAATATGCTTCTCAGAGCCATTTAAACAGGCTTCCTTGCGTTTTTTAGAGTACGAAGAGGGGACACCAAAGCAAACGTAAATAAATGCGTCTAAGGCCGTTCCAAGGGGTATTGAAGAACCCATTGCTTTTTTAGCACATTCTCTAATGTGGTCTTCATAAGCACGGGTTTTAGAATCGGTGTAAGTAGAGACGAATTTACCCCTATTTGCAAAGCGTGGTCTACCTTTTGCACGGGGGGGTCCGTCAATCTTGAAGTTGATTTGAAAGGTCATTGATTTCATTCATGCGTTGTTTTACTGCTTTGCCAAGTCCCAAGTACATTTTTGTGGGGTGTTTTTCCATTTCCATGACCTGATGTCTAGCGTGATCGACCGCTCCAAGCATCAATGCCATGCGAGCATAGTGCTCAATCAAATCTTGGTCCGACAATGAAGGGCGGGTTGATGTTTGATCTATCTTCTGGATGTTGTTCATGTTCAATTGCTCTATCAATGTCACCAGTAATAATCAAAGCCTGAGTGACTTTGTAATTGGGTTCAAAAATACCGAATTTGGTATTGTTTAACACTTGGTTTGCTTCTTCATAATCCATCATAATTCCCTTGCATTTTGATTGATTTAATATATTCGTAGGTCGGTCTATAACCCCTGCATTTTTCTATAAACAACCCTACTTCATCTGGAATCTCTTTACCAACATATGGAACTCCTTTACACCATATGTCCAATAACTCCACTTGTCCCCTAGTAAGTCCTTTATCATCTTCTACCCTATCTAACCAATCCCTATCTATCTGCATATATGTCTCCTTAACTATATTACTCAGAGGGAAAGAGGGTTTTGATTTGAACATAACTCACCTAGACCCACCTAAGTGAGCCTAGCGTAAGTTCATTACTCATCAGTCAAGATGGGATGTCAATGAACACCTAGACACCGACACATTTCTAGGCTTAGGAATTACGGTCTATGTCAGACCCCCTGCTATGGTTTCCTACGGACTTTCGTCTCACTCTTTTCATTTTGGCTTGTGCAGGTACCCCGTAGCCTCTCGATACAGTTACGGTGGACTTTCGAGCGGTCTACCTGTATCAAAGTTGTGTCGTAGAAATGAAAAAAGCCGTTTACAACTGCATTCTGGTGGTTACTCTATCCAATATTCACTACTGACATTGGATAAAGCAGAACGCATGTGTAAACGGCTTCAACTCATTGCTAACCACAGCAACAGTTTGGATTATATCGATTTCAGAGCCTGTCTCAACTCCATCATGCGTTTTTTTACGTCTTCAGGCATTGGCGCAGCATTCTTGAGGTCAGAGTCCAACTTATCCAAAACAGGGTCTCTATAGTGGATATTGATGGTCACAGGGGTAGGAATCTCTGCTCCATCCCATCTTTCTTGATTGATGTAAACCAAAGGCGCAGGAATAAAATCCCCGTTGCTTTTTTTCCACATGTCCGTTGTTTTAATCCAAGTCAGATGGGCGTGGATTTGTTTCCATTGCTTATCAAGTGCTTTTTTCTTCCATCTTTCTAAGCACTTTGACTTGCTTGCTTTGCGAGGTGAACTAGGCCATGCAGCCCAGAACAACTCAAAACAACTTTTTTCATCGTTTTCGCTCATAAGTAGCCTTTGCATTTAACCAATAATCAGTGTAAATCTTCCGTTTCTTCTTCTGCTCTGGTGAACTCCACCACGCCCAACTCTCAAAATAGTTCTTTTTTGATTCGTACTCTTCATTCCACTGCTTGTATTTGAAATTCAAATCTGCACAGATATCTCTATATTCGTTTTCAGTAATTTTCATCAGAAATAATCCAATACAAAAACGCAAGGCAAATCAAAAACGCCACAAGGGCGCATCCAAATACAAAGAATGTCAAATAGTAGATCACTAGTCTCTATGAATGGGAGGAGGAGCAAACCACTCTGGACGTAGTTCTCTCAATTGATACAAGCGCAATTCAGGAATCTTTCCTGTCTTTGCCCATTTGTAGACTGCGGGGGGCTTTATCTTCAACATCTGACTGATCTGATAAAGGGTTGCTTTGGTTTTAAGTGTTTCAATGTTCATTCGGTTATAATAACTTAGAACCAATAGAATGTAAATAACCTAGTAAACTTTAGGGATATAATTTAAGTGTTTGACAATGTTTAATTAACTTTGGTAGACTAACCCTACTTTAACAAAAGGAGCTGATATGAAAGAAGTTGATTTCAAATCTCTGGTGATCGAGGGTGGTAGTTGGGCCGATACTTCTAATGCATACATTGCGTCTGGGTTGTATGTTGATGGAGCAGAAATTGAAGATGAAGTACTCGATCAGTTGACCAATGATTGTGATCTTTCACAAATGTTATTTGATCGGATTTGATATGTTGTTCAAAGCTGTTGCAAAATATTTTCCACCTGGCGCACTTCATTCAATGCCTGTGGGCTATGGTGAAGGCGATACATGGTTGGTGGCCTTAGTGGCCTGTTTTGAAGACATTCTTTATCTAGATACAGAAAATGATTTGTCTGTTTTGGATAGAGATTGTGAAATCATCATTAACATGCATGATGAAGTAGCAAGAATCCCAGTTGCATGGTTAAGGAACTAAAAATGAAATTGAACGAACTAATTGAAATTGAATCGTCTATGCGTGCTTTTAGAGACGTAGTATTAAACGACTACGACAGCATGACAAAGTTTAAAAAAGAAATCCTAGAGGTTTCTAGGACTATTGGTATGCTTCATTACGCAATCACTAAGTACACCAAAGAAATTGAGGTTGAAATTGACACCCTATAAAACAGACTTGATCGACATTGGACGGGTTTACGCAAAACCTCTTCAGAAAATCGATTACACCGAAGACGAAGAATTCAT